GTTTTAGATAACAGTCGAAACGGGTTAGCGCCCGTCCTGCACGACCCGCCCCGTGTAGCTGATGACGACAGGCGAGAAAGGTTATAACATGAAAAAAAAGTACGGTATTTGGAAGGTCATTTTGCAGACGGCTTCCGGCGAGGTGATCAAACAGGACGTCACCGCGACGAGCGGCAAGGATGCTAAAGCCCGCATTGAAAAGCTTTATGAGGGTTGTGTCGTGTTTAAGATGACCCGAGTGGAGTGGCTGAACGGTTTCAGCTATGCACAGGTGTCCGCCGCGATTCTGGACGCTTGTCCGACGTGGGGCCAGGCGCTGCTTGATATCCTCACGGACAATGGGGTGTTTTCCGGCAAGGAAGTGTAGACGGGGCTGACTGATGGCATACCGTCCATATCGCGGGTTTAGCTGGAATATCTCCAGCTACTACCCCTTAGCCCTGCAAGAGGGCCACAGCGAGAAGGAGTTACGGAAGGAGTACGCAAAACTCCGCAGCGTGGCGCAAAAGTCATTAAAGCGCCTTGAACAAAGCCGTTACAGTGAGAGCGAGACATATCGTCAGAACAAAAACGCGTTCCCGACCACGGGCGCGCTCAAGTCTAAACACGATGTTGCACGGGCGCTTACAGATGTGACACGCTTCCTCTCCGCAAAAGCTCACAGTGTTAGCGGTTTAAACGAGATCAGACAACAGCAAGTCGACACATGGCAAGGAACTTATAATTATGACTTTGTTACTTTCAACAATTTCGATCAATGGGTTGATTTTTTGGAATGGTACAAAGATAACAAGGGTTTCGTCTACAGTGTTGACCCACACGACCCCAATAAACGATGGATGAACGATAAAGCTGCGCAGGAGGACAAGGCCAAAGTTCAGGCATTGTTTGAGCAATTTATAGAGGAGAACTACGGATGATATTTGCAATAGCAATAGCTGGTTTTGGTCTTATATGTTACATGTTCGGTTCCGGGAGGTGGTGACAATGTCCGAGATTGTAAAGCCGTCGGAGTTTAATTTTTTTGGCTGGCTAAACGAGATTCAGCCGGAAAAACGTAAAACCGGCAATCGTGGCAATAGACGCAAGCGCCGCTATTTGGACATTGTAACCGCATTCGATATTGAAACAAGTAGGCTGCCGGGCACCGATACTGCATTTCTCTATATCTGGCAATGGCAGTTTGACGAGCGTTATACGGTTATGGGCCGGACATGGACGGAACTGCTCGAGTTCATAAAGCGGTTAGTGGACGTGGTCGGGGATGCTTCACTTGTGGCGCTAGTGCATAATCTGTCTTACGAGTTTCAGTTTCTCCGCACAATTTACGATTTTCAGCCAGAAGAAGTTTTTGCACTGGCGAAACGGAAGGTTGCTAAAGTGACCATGTTTCAAGAAGCGCTAGAATTCCGTTGTACCTACATTCACAGCAACATGAGCCTTGCGGCATATTGTAAAAAGATGCACGTGCAACACCAGAAGTTAGACGGCGCTGAATTTGATTACAAGGTTGTTCGTTATCCGTGGACGGAGTTGACCGCACGAGAGTTGGAATATTGCCAAAACGACGTGTTGGGCCTTGTGGAAGCTTACAAGGCGGAGATGGCGGCAGATCATGACACACTTGAATCAATGCCGCTGACATCTACGGGCTACGTCAGACGTGACGTTAAACGAGCTATGCGGATATGCGGAACAAAACGAGTTCTTGAAGCGCAGCCGGATTTACAAGTTTATACACTACTAAAAGAAGCATTTAGAGGAGGTGACACACATGCAAATCGTTTCTACGTTGGTAAAATTCTTTCGCAAGTGTCGTCGGCGGACAGGTCTAGCTCTTATATTGATATCCTTGTTAACTGCCGGTTTCCTGTCACAGGATTTAGACCCGCAGGACATGGACAAAATTATAAGGCATTGTTGGAAAATAAGCGGGCGTTACTGTTCCGGGCATATTTCCGAAACTTGCGATTAAAAGACCCCTATTGGGGGTTCCCCTATCTCTCCCGCAGCAAATGCCGTCATGAGCTTAACGGACTGCATGATAATGGCCGCGTGTTGTCGGCGGATTATCTGGAAACGACGCTGACAGACATAGATTGGAAGATCGTGCAGCAGCAATATACATGGGACGCTATTGAGGTTCATGATCTCTATTGGGCGCGTTATGGCCGTCTCCCTGACCCGCTGGTGCTGACGTGCATTGAGTACTACCGAAAGAAAACGGAACTCAAAGGCAGTGAGCCGGGCAGCTATGAGGATATGTTGTACAACAAGTCCAAAGCCAAGCTGAACAGCATTTACGGTTGTATGGCGCAAGATCAGTGTAAAGAAGACGTGATATTCAATGGCCTAGATTTTGAACTTGCGGAAACGCCTATTGCTGACTTGTTGGAAAAGAATTCCAAGCGGGCATATCTCTGTTATGCGTGGGGTGTGTGGATAACGGCATACGCACGGTTAAGGTTGCAAGAGGGATTGCAGCTTGCAGGCGACAACGGTGTTTACTGTGACACGGATTCCGTCAAATATGTTGGCGAAATCGACTGGACGGCGTACAATCAAAAGCGCGTCAAGGATTCGACACGTAACGGCGCGTTTGCGGATGACCCGCACGGCACCCGCCATTTTATGGGCGTGTTCGAGTTCGAAGGTGTCTATGATCGGTTTATTACTCTGGGCGCGAAGAAGTATGCAGCGGAACAAGATGGAGAAATTCATATTACTGTGTCCGGCGTGAATAAGAAAGAAGGTGGCAAAGAGCTTGCCGCCGCTGGCGGTCTGGAAGCGTTTCGGGAAGGAATGGTATTCCGAGCTGCTGGCGGAACGGAAAGCGTGTATAATGATGATGAAGTGCTTTACGTGAAACATATTGACGGGCATGATTTAGAGATCGGGCCAAACGTGTGTATTAAAGATAGCACATATACTTTAGGAATTACCCAAGAGTATGCCCGGCTGTTGGAACATCCGGAGCAGATTACAACATTTAATTAAAAGGAGATTATAACTATGGCTACCAAAAAGAGCAGCAAGAAGATCAAAAAGGAAGTCAAGGAGATTGAGGTTATCTCTCTGGACGTTACCCGCGCCCGTGAATACGATGATATTTTCTTCTTTGACATGGTTCTTAACGGTGTCAATATCTACGGTTGCCGCCTGATTGAAGGTAAAAACGGCTGGTTCGTGTCGTTCCCGTCCAAGAAGCCCAGCAAGAAGGACGGCAAATGGTACAATCACTGTTGGGCAAAGCTGCCTGATGATGCAATCGGTGAGATTTGTAGCGCCGTGTTTGAAATGTGCGGAGTTGATGAAGATTGAGCTTGTTTTTAGATAACGGGTTTGTCAATATGCCGCGCTTGTTCGCGTCCCGCCTGCCGTTCGTGTTCGTGGTGGGCGGGCGCGGCACCGGCAAGACATACGGCGCTCTTGAATATGTGCGGAGGCAAGCCATGAATGGTAAGAAGTTCATATACATGCGGCGCACTCAAGATCAGGTTGATAAAATCTCGCAGGACGATTTCAGCCCCTTTAAGTCAATCGACGAATTGACCGGCACCATTACCACGGTTCAGAAAATGGCCGGCAAGATATTTAGTTTCGTGGACGAACCCACAGATCAGACGCTAGGCTATTGTTTTGCGTTATCGACGTTTGCTAAAATGCGAGGGTTCGACGCGTCCGACGTTTCAACGTTAGTGTTTGACGAATTTATACCGGAGAAGCACGAACGGGCCATTAAGAACGAAGCGGAAGCGTTTTTCAATGCCGTCGAGACAATCAACCGTAACCGCGAATTGACTGGCGGTGAGCCGCTGCAATGCGTGTTACTGTCCAATGCGAACAACATGGGCAATCCGCTGTTTTTGGAATTGGGGCTTGTCTCCCGTGCCACTAAAATGCTGGCGAAGGGTGTGGACACATACCGCGACGAGAAACGGGGCCTGATGTTGGTTATCATTCAGAACAGTCCAATTTCAGAAGCTAAAAAGCAGACGGCCCTTTACAAGCTGACCACCGGCAGCAGCTTCCAAAAGATGGCGATTGACAACGATTTTGACGAACAGTGCAGCAATCTGCGTCACGCGCCATTAAAGGAACTCCGTCCGCTGGTGGCGGTGGGTGAACTGACAATTTATACGCACAAGTCGGAAAATTGGCTCTATGTCTCCACCCATCGCACAGGCAGCCCGCCCACGTTTGGCAGCAGCATAGCAGAGCTTAACCGATTCCGGTTGCAATATATGTGGGTATGGGAAGCCTACATGATGCGGCGGGTATATTTCGAGGAATATTTGTGTGAATTGCTGCTATCCAAGTATTTACGGGCTTGACATTGTGCATGTCCTATGTTACAATGTCCTTGACAGGTGGTCAGTGGAAGGACATGCACAGCCCCGGAAGGGCGTCCGCGCGTCAGTGCAGCGCGTGATTCTCTGACCGCCTGTCTTTATCAGCATTAGAAAGGAGGTGATATAATGGACGTGACCAACGTGATGCAGATCATTGGACAGTTCGGCTTTCCCATCGCTTGTTGTATCGCTCTTTTCTGGCTGATTATTAAGATGAATGAGCAGCACAAAGAGGAAATGGCGAAGGTGACGGAAGCGCTGAACAACAATACGCTTGCTATTACCAAGCTGAACGAAAGGTTGAATCATGGAGAAAATTAAAATTGCTATCAGTCCAGAGGACAGAAGCAGCAACATTTACAACAAAAATGCACTATATGACGGCAAGCGGACAAACGAACATGAGCAAATGTGCCGCTTTGCCGATGCCTTGGAAAAACATCTTGTGCGGTGTGATTTTGAGGTTTACAACATGCAGTTCGGTAACATGTATGATAGAGTTGCATATGCCAATAGCATGAATGTTGATTTGTACATTGCACCGCATAGTAACGGTTTTGACGGAAATGCTAGGGGGTGCAGAATACATCATTACCCCTCTACCAAGTCGGAACGTTTTGCTAACCTCTTGGTCGAGGGTGTGAAACCTCTGTATTACAGCGACACGCCAGTACCGAAAGCGGTTAGCGACAACACGCTTTATGAACTCTGTGCCCCGACCGCGCCCGCCGTTCTGCCTGAATGGGCTTTTCACGACAACGAAGCTGACGCAAAGTGGATTGTCGAAACTGTTCCCGCACTCGCTGAAATGACCGCCCGTATGGTGTGTAAGTATTTCAACGTGGAATATGTTTCACGTGAAACAGCCCCCATGTTCCGTGTGCAGATCGGAGCTTTTCGAAAAAAGGAGTATGCCGAAGAACTTTTGAAAACCGTCCGTGTAGATTTCCCGGACGCATTCATCAAAGAAAGTGAGGAATGACCATGACAGTAACTGAAATTATTGCGCTTTGTCATGCCGGTTACAATAGTGACCAGATTATGCAGCTGGCACAGGCGCAGCAGATGGAGAGGGCGCAGCAAATCCAGCCCGTGCAGGCGCTGACGCAGCCGCCCGCAGCGCCTGCCGTCCCGGTTCAGCAGCCCGCGCAGGCTGGCGGCTATGACCAGATCATGTCCGAGCTGCTGGGCTTGAAACAGGCGGTGCAGGCAACAAACATGATGGCAGCGCAACAGCCCGCGCAGCCTATGACGGCGGATGATATTATTGCTAATATCATCGCGCCGAAACCTAGAAAGGAGGATTAAAATATGGCAAGTGTAAATGACATGATCGTCTATCAGGCGAGTACAGTTCTTTCCAGTCTGGTACAGCAGGCCACCGGACAGAAGGTTATCACGCCTAGCACTCCCGGCGAGTTTGTCAGCGTGGCAACTACCGCGCTGAAAACTGGCTATGATCCCATTCTTAATGCTCTGTCGCAGATGTGGGGCAGAACAATTTTCAGCGTCCGACCCTATTCTCGCATGTTTAAGGGCATGGAGATGGATATGGAGCGGTGGGGTAACGCCGTGCGTAAAATGTCCATTGCTGACAAGGCCATTGAGGATGACGCGCGGTTTAAGTATCCGGTTGGCTACGATTCCGCGCAGACCCCTGCCAACGGTGACGGCAAGTCCGTCGATATGTTCACTCTGAACAAGCCTGACGTGCTGCAAACGAACTTCTACGGACAGGCGGTTTACGAGAACAGCTATACCATCTTCCGCGACAATCTGGATACGGCGTTCACCTCTCCGGCAGAGTTCATGCGCTTCACGTCCATGGTGGCGCAGAATCGTTCCGACAAGCTGGAACAGTATCGTGAGAACATCGCCCGTGGCCTACTGGCGAACTATGCCGGTTCCTTGCTGGCGGAAGCGCAGAATAGCCGCGTTATTCACCTGTTGACCGAGTACAACACGCTGACCGGTTTGAACTTGACTGCACAGAGCGTCTATCAGCCGGACAACTTCGCCCCGTTCATGCGGTGGGTGTTCTCTCGCGTCACGGTTCTCTCCAAGCTGATGCGGGAGCGTTCTGAGATGTTCCAGACCGTTGTAAACGAGAAGCATGTCATGCGCCACACTCCCGCCGACCGTCTCAAAGTCTATATGTACACTCCCGCCATGGAGCAGATGACGGCCATGGTCAATTCTGTGACCTATAATGATGACTTCATCAAGTATACCGACTTTGAAGCGGTGAACTTCTGGCAGTCTATCGAAACGCCGGACAGCATCGCCGTGAATCCGACCTACACCAAGACAGACGGAACTGTGACCACCAAGACGGCCACCGGTGACGCGTCTGCCGGTGTGGAGCAGGCTGGCATTTTTGGCCTGATGTTTGACGAGGACGCGCTGGGCTATGCGCAGGTCAACGCATGGAACCAGTTGACCCCGTTCAACGCCAAGGGCGGTTATTGGAACGATTTCGACCATGTCAATTTCCGCACGATCCAGGACATGACCGAAAAGGGCTTGATTCTGCTGCTGGATTAAAGGAGGTAACAACATGGCTTTCCCCGTGTCATTGTGGAAAATCAACAAAAGGGAAAACAGCACATATCGCCCCGCGGGTACGGCCAAAGTTTACCAGTGCGTCAGCAACACGGATTTTGATATTCTGTCACCCGATATTCCGCTGAATATCGGGTTGACAGAAAATCCCACCTCTTACAACTACGCTTATATTAGCGCCTTTGGCCGTTACTATTTTGTAACTAATTGGCGTGTGCAGAATGGCATGTGGTGGGCAAGTCTCAGGGTTGACGTGCTGGCAAGCTGGAAAACTGACATTGGCGCACAGGTGTTATATGTTGACCGTTCTGCTAGTGATTTTGATACCACGATAGCCGATACCACTTATTTTGCTACGGCTGATTTTACGGTAAATAGCGTCCCGTTTACACTGCAAGATTCCGACCAACACCAATGGAAAACAAGCGGCGTTTACAGTGACGGAACCTTTGTAATGGGTGTGATTGGCAAAGGTGGTGCCGTGAACTATTGGGCATTCCCGGCAAGCAACTATGAAAAGTTTATGCAGTCCGTTTTCAACTTTGATTATGGATTCGCTGATGAGCAGGTGAAAGCGGTATTCAATCCCATCCAATACATTACCAGCGTTATTTGGTTGCCGTTCTCGCTGGCGGGTGTGTCAACTGGTACGATAAACGTTGATTTTGGATGGTGGACAATTGGCGATAAAGATAGCGGCGGTTTCCCGCTGCATGCTGGCAAGTATATCAATTTCGGCGCGTCGGTAAACCTTCCGAAGCACCCTCAGCAGACACGAGGTAACTGGCTGAATGGTGCGCCGTATTCTAAATATCTGCTGAAACTTCCGTGTTTTGGAATGTTGGATATTCAGGGTTATGACATGCTAGATTCAACCTCAATCAACATTACGATTGATGTTGACTGTGCAACTGGTAAAGCGATCTGTTACATTCGCCCGTCCAGTGTGAAGGTTAATACACAAGTAGTAGAAATGCAGGTCGGTTGTCCTGTACAGGTTGCGCAGATTCAAAGCAGCATGTTGTCCATGGGTGCTAACTGGTTACGCAATACTGGCGCAGTCGGTAAGTATGTCAGCGACAGCATTTCAGGTGCTTTTGCTGGAATGTCCGGTTTGATTGGCGGAATTACTGGCCTTGCAAACTTTGATTTCAGCGACAAGGCGAGCGTTTCCGGTACGGTTGGCAGTCTGGCCGCGACAAAGATTGACGGAGCTGTTATCGCTATTTTCCAACACCTCGCAAACGAGAATCTGCCAGACAAGGGACGGCCACTTTGCGAACGAAAAATGCTAAATACGCTTTCCGGTTACATGCAGATTTCCGACGCTGATATTGGCGTGCCATGTACCGTGACGGAACTCGCAGAAATCCGCAGCTACATGAACGGCGGTTTTTTCTATGAGTAGTTTCGGTGACGCGGTTGTAGCAACTGCAAAAACGCAAGTCGGTTATATCGCGGGCGCGAACAATGACAATAAGTATGGCGAGTATTTCGGCATGAACAACCAACCATGGTGCGCGTTTCTCATTCTTTGGTGTTGGGCGCAGAATGGCGCAGATGGTTTTAGTTATGGTTTTAACGGTAATGTCTCCACATGGTATGCACAAAACAATGTTACCGTTGACCAGCTGGAACCGGGTGACACGGTTTGTTTTGGGAAGAACGCCACTTACTGGACTAGTCCGCAGCAACACAACGAAATTTTTATCAGGTATGACACAGATGAAAATTACATTGTGTGTATCGGCGGCAACACCAGCTTGCAAGGAAGCCAGAGCGAGGGCAAAGGAGTGGTTGAAAAACGTCGCCGCAAAATTGAAGTGACGGCGTGCATACACTTTGACCCCGGCAACCCAGACAACCCGCTACCACCGCCCGAACCTGTTCCCGACCCCGGCTTTGCATTGCAGTTACTCAAACCTTATGAATACTATAGAAGGGGGGTGTTATGGTGAATTACATGTTAAGCACACCGGGAAGCGGTGCACCCTATATGTACGACTACAAAAACGTAGCAGCGGCGGAGATAAGTCCCGGCACTGTACACAGTCAAAACACAGGGCTTGTATGGTACTATCGGCGTTATCTGCTGCAAAAAGCAATGTCGGTTTTCAAATGGACATTGCCGGAAAATTGGTCAAAGGCTTATTTCCTCTATGTGCTGTATTGTTGGGGGAATATTGCAATCATCAATACCGATAAGTTCGGAGTGATTCCGCAGGGCGGTTGTCTGACTGGCTATAACATCTATTATGAGCCGACGCACATTCAGATCACCAATCCGCTTATCAGTAAAGAGCTTATGCCCCGCATTGGCGTAGATTGCACCGTACTGAAATTACAGCCCGACTACGGCAGCATTATGGATTTGGTCAACGATTACGCAGAGCTTATGGCGATTGCGTCGGAAACGATTTCCATGAATCTGATGAACAGCAAACTATCTTATGTGTTTGCCGCGAAGGATAAAACCGCCGCCGAGAGTTTCAAAAAGCTCTATGACAAGATTTGTGCGGGCGACCCTGCCGTCGTTGTTGACAAGTCATTGTTTAACGCTGACGGAACGCCCACATGGTCACTGTTCCTACAGAACGTAGGTCAGAATTACATTGTTTCTGACTTGCTGTCCGACGTGCGTAAAATCGAAAGTATGTTTGATACGCATATCGGAATCCCGAACGCAAACACCGACAAGCGGGAACGCCTTGTAACTGACGAAGTCAACGCGAATAATGTGGAGACTTACAGCAAGTGCGCGTTATGGCTGGAAGAACTGAAAGCGGGATGCGAGAAAGCCAACGAAATGTTTGATATTGACATGTCGGTTGATTGGCGCGTACCGCCAGAAATCCGGAAGGAGGTAAACGGCGATGAAAGCAACATTGTCAATTCTGGGACTGTATAACTATGACCCGGCAATTTTCGACGGTTTGAACCTTCCCGACGGAGTAGAGCGCGAAACGGTCGTGAACAACTTGCTTTGTGAACTGGCCGAACTGGAAGTGATTTATCCGTCATGGATTACCATGCGTAGGGCTGTAACAGATTGGAGCAATTCCCGTGTTGCGTCGTGGTCTAAAATGCTGACAGCACTGAACGCGGAATATAACCCGATTGAAAACTATGACCGTAAAGAGGAGTGGAATGACAGTGCAAACAGCAAAGGCGGCTACCAAAATAAAGTTGCTGGTTTCAACATTGCCGACCAGACGGACAGCAGCAGCAGCAGCCAGCAGACCGACAACAGCAGTAAGCATGTCGGGCGTGTTCATGGTAACATTGGCGTTACCATGGCGCAACAGATGATTACCGCTGAAATTGACATGCGTGCAAAATTTGATATTACTCAAATTATTGTCAACGAGTTTAAGCAGCGGTTTTGTATCATGGTGTATTAAGGAGGTGACAACATGGCATGGGAGCAGTTTCCATACAGCAATTTTCACGATTTAAACCTTGACTGGATTATCGGGAAAATCAAAGAGTTTAACGAGCGTCTGGACACTATCCGCGAGGGCATTCTAGCGGAAGCAAACGGCTATACTGATGCACAGATTGCGCAGTTTAACACCACTTTTACCAACGAAATGGCGGCATTCCGACGTGATTATAACGCTTTTGTCCGTCAGGTAAACAACACGCTGGAACTCTATCAGACGCAGCTAGATTTGTTCGACAAGGAGCTGAAAGACTCCATTATCGGTGTAAACGCCCGAACTGACCTTGCTATCAAACAAAATAATGAATACATTATTCAAGAAGTGCAAGACAATATTTCGTCTGTACTGGTGGTACTTGACCCGTTCACGGGAG